CCTGCTTCCAGGAGGACAGGCTGCTGACCTAACTACTGACTTGTTTCTAGTGGAGAGAAGATCCAACTATGCATTCCCCATGTCATTTGAAGTGGATAGAGGCACTACATTTAGGAGATGGCACATCAATGAGGATGACATACCTTTGAAGTATGTCAAGACCCCGTATGAGGAATCTTTGGAACAATGGTGCGAGGATGTGATACCAGATGGATTATCCTGGTCATGTCATGCGGGCAATACTTGGAGAAAACCCGAAATAGAGTTCTTTTGAGTAATGTGTTCATAATCTAAACCGCAATCGGATAGAGCAGTATGACCGACTATAAACAGAAAGCATATGCTCGTGAGAGAGCATTTAGACTACTCTCACACCCCTGGTTTGAGATGATTGCTGAGATCAGGGCAGAAAGAAGTGCTTTACTCAATGCACCAGAATATCAAGAGATGGCAGGGGTTGAGAAAGCAGAGAGATTGAATATCATGGATTCCAGGCTAAAGATAGCCCAGGATTGGGTACATCACTACGAGGCTGAAAGGATCGCTACCGCAGGTATTCGTATGAGGAAATGGCTAAGAGAAGCCATGACATTATCAGATTCGGAGCTAGGTTTAGCAGGGGAGGGAATGTGATGATTAACGAAGAAGAAGTTGAATGGGCTTTACGCCTTTGGAATAGTTTAGTCGTGGGAGATGAGAAAGACCCAATAGAATCTGGTGGAACATGGCAGTTAGAAGGTGTGGGTAAATATGTTAGAACCGCATTGAAGGAATTGACTTTGACTGAGATTCACCTGGATCGGCATACTCCGAGTGAGGAATCGAGGAGTTTGTTTGACGAGCATGACTACATCGCAACTCTTGGTAGAGAGATAGGATGGAATATCAAGACTCAAGTTAGTAAGGCATACAATTACGAGGGAGAGTTCAGCATACCAGAAGATCGAATAGGTGATGTCATGGCTTGCCAATCAAGATGTGGTGCTATTGCTAGAGTTGAGCCTTTGGATCATGGAGTTGTCTATTACAAGTTAGAAGACGGGCAATGCCCTGTTTGTGGAGAGCCTGGTTTTGTTGATGATGATTGGTTGGGTCTTCATGTTGTTATTGACGATAGAGGTGCGACTCTGAAAAGACTTAGACAGGAGGAGGAGTGAATGCCCTCAGACGATAAGCCTGATTGGAGCGAAGGCGAGAATCTAACAGGAGATGATTATGTCAAGTGGATTAGAAAAATTAGAGGAGAGGAGGAGTGATCATGAAGAAAGGAGAAAGAGCAAGATATCGGATGAAGTACAAAGCAAGAGCGAGAGCATTGCCTCCGCATGAAATGAGAGCCAAAGCACTAGCAGAAAACGAAGCTGCAAAAGCATTGGCAGAGGCATTGGCTAGGCAAGAAGAGGAGTGAATGGATAGTGTCACGCACACACGACTACAATAACAAAGTGCATGATGAAATAGAAACATCATGTCATCTTGGCGAATGCCTTCATGTAGTCACTTCAAATGCTTTTGATAGCAGAGTCTTGAATCTGAGAATGTTTCGTGTTCAACCGTCTAAGACAGGCCATACAGGATACACTAAGATCGGATTCTTTCTTTCCAGGGATGAAGCACGACAACTCAGAGATTCATTGTCAGAAGTTGTTGAGGATGAGAATGCCTGGGATACGGAGATTAGAGATACACTCATTGACATGGAGGATGTCTAATGCCAAGATGGGAAACTTATGATGATTTCATGTACGAATACATGACTTTGGCACACGATATCTGTAAGAGATGTATCATTACCGATCCAATAGTAATTGGCAATTTTGCTTTTGATTTGTGGAATCATGCAAAGGAGTTTGCATCTCGATCTCACACTACTCTCTTGTTTGATTGCGTTTATATCGTTGGAAATGCCACAGGAAATAAGGTTTCGATTCCTTTACTCCAAAGCATTTCTTCGGATTTACTAGACGGAAGGAGAATCAAGGCAATGGCATCTTACGAGAAAACCGATAAGTGGTTTCTCACACCAAAAGGAAAGCAAGCAATCATGGAAATCTTATCAGGAGATGAGGATTTGTTCAATGATGTTGCGAGTGCATGGATTGATGGCAAGACTGTAAATATGTCTGGAGAACAAAGCGATTATTGGTGTGAGCCATGTGGCGTTAGAAGCATAAGTGGGCAAGAGCGTTTAGACCTCATCAATGAAACGACTAAACCCATACTGATGTGTCCAGGTTGTAAGAAATGGGAATGGGATGAACGGAGTGTTTGACTTTGCTATCATACCGATCACTTGCAGAATCTTGGCGAGTCATGGCCACATACAAGTTAAGGAATCGTGGCGAGATAGTTGCTAACAATCTGAGAGCCGCACCAGGAGATGCTTGGTCTGTAATATCATTCTTTTATCCTATGAGTTATCACAATGACAGATTAAGTGATGAAGACTTGAGGGAGATTTACTTCTTACTCACAGGTGCATTTCCAGAAGAAATAGAAAAGAACGCAGACCCTATTCAACAACTTACTATGCTTTCTGAAACACCAAGCACAACAGGGTCTGCAAGGAGCGTATCTGATCGCATATCAAAGATACTAGAGGCAGATGATAATGAAGTGAGGTCTTGGTTGATTAGACCGTTGTTTGAAAGAATCAACAGTCGTGATCTTCATCCTTTCTTCATGAGGTTGAGTGTCCGTTCAGCTCCTGTTAGAAGGAGAGATGTCATTTCGGCATTGGCTTTGGCTTACGAGCAACCATATCATCATATCAGAACATCTGTGAATCTATTGGGCTTGAGAAACACATTGAATGATTTATCCCTTTATTCCTTTGATTACACGAAGGTTAGACCCATTCTTGGTGAATCAATGGTTATACCCACACCAACCCTGGTTGAATCCTCTAATGTTGTTGCATTTACCAAGTGCCTCCTTGAAACAGTTGAAGGTGCGTGGGTGACTATTCATCGTATGCAGAACAAGACAATTGGATTCACCGCTTCTGGTAATGAATTGCCCGATGATGATGATTGGATACATAATTGGGCTAACATAATCAATCTCCAGGAGGGAATATATCTCTGTGATTATGCAGAGATGCGAGATAACCCTTTGTTGTTGGTAGATTGGCTAAACCCAGATGATCCGAAAATGACTCTTGCAAAACGCAGAGATAGATTCAATGGCATATCTGAATGGGCAATCAAACCCATGATTGCTTTAGACAGACCATATGATAGTGAGAAATACCAAGATACAGGGTTGCCTTTCTTGATCAGGAATGCTAGAGGCATATTGACATATCAAAACACCGTTGAAGAAGTGGTTCTGTTGAATCCTGTATCCAAGCACAGAATACTTCGAGTATTGTCTGGGCGTGTTCATCAGAATCTAAGTCAAAGCGATACATTGTTTGTACTTTGGAAGTTAGGTGTTCGTGATGGATATGATTACTTCCCAATAGTTGAGATGCCTTCTGGTGAATTAGAAGACATTGATTTCAAACAATACTGTTCGCCCTGGAAATGGTTGCCAGGAGAAGCAATAAAAATAGACAATCCTTTGTTCGTAAAGGTGGATATCATGACTTCTGGTTGGGGAGAAGTTGGAGCGTATGTCAATGGCAGAATTGTGGGCATAGATGGTAGTGCGGGGATCGCAGACACAATGGGTGTGGAGGAGATAGGCTATGTCGGGGATTCTCAATCAGGATGACAGAGATATCATAATCCTAGCCTCATTGATTAGGGGCAAGATTCGTTGTGAGAAAACACGAGAAAGAAAATGTGGCTATCTCATTAGGGCAGAGTTGGGAATACCAACTATGAAGGATGGAGCTAGTCGTGCATTGGAAAGTCATGGATTACCTGTTAGGCTAACATACACGGACACCATTGAGATCACAAAAATACTGAACATGATAAATGGCCTGGAAGACTTATCAAAAACTACTGATGATTTGTTTTTAGTCAAAAAACTCAACGGAGTGTTGAAACAACCACGAACACACAAAGAGGTTTTATCTGCCCTTGAGTTGATTCAAGAGTATGAGAGTGTTCATAACCCAAACCACACTCCCACAAAGCCCAAAAGAATGGAGAGTGAATGAAATATGGCAGATGCATTAAAGAGATTAGAAGATGAAATGGGTTGGACACCTCAAGAAACGATACAGAAATTACATGAGTGGTGGAAGGAGGTGAATCCAGAAGAGTTCGCCCGCTATGATGGCGACTTCTCAAAGATAGAAGATGAGAGCGAAACAGAATGGATACTTTCGGGCTTTGAATCCACATGGAGGAGAAGAGGCACGGCAAGCGGACCAGGTGACAGATATGTTGGATTCGTTATCGGATACAACGGACAACAGGATCTAATGGGAAGACAGAGAGAGAAGGCGATTGAAGCAATTCAATTTCATGGCATTGATTCAGTATTGAAGAATGGAATACAACCATACCAGGATGATCGAGTAGTAAGAATTGGCCGTGCAGGGTATGTAGAAGGTGCATGGAGAGTCTTTGATTCAACTGATCGTGAGATATACACAGATGAAGGCGAAGAGTCAGAACTACCAAAGTGGGCTATTGCAGTACCTGGTCAGAAATACTTCCTTGCAATCATGGGAGGGGCTAAAGGACCAAAGACGGCATACTCATACAAGAAGAATTGGCTAGTCGTGGCTAACAACGAATCAGATTTCTTTAGCAAAGGCCCGTCAGCTCCTATGATTCTTGAATGCTCATGGGATGCGGCAGACCTTGACCTAAGAATGAATGAGCCAATTTCTTTCACGGCAGAAGCAGGTACTGCATTTTATGATGATTCAGTAAAGATTTTGAAAGCGGGTGGTGGTCTAAATCCTACATATGGTATAGAGCAATTCTCTGATGAGCAGAAGTTTTTGTTTGAGCAACTAACAATTGATCAAGTATTGGCACAGTTTGCAAACTTCCAACCTGATCTATCATTGATTCAAGAATACCATGAGGACAACAAGACTACACTTGCAAGTGGCCGTGATGTCGGACCAATATTTGCTATGAGAGGAGTAGTTGATTACATGGATTATGATGGAAAGGACAACATCAAGTTTGGCTTATCCGCAGAAGGAGGAGCACAACACAAGTTGGCGATATACAGTCAAAGTCTTAGAAATGAGAACCCAGATGCATCGGTATGGATATCCGTGTCAAGGACACTCATTGACAAGCACCATGCCTTCCAGGTAAAGAAGAATGGCGAGTGGTATGATTTCGTAAAGCCAACTCAAGTGTTCATCGTAGTGAGGTCAAGGACATGGCAGAACAACGATGGCGATACCAACTATGACTATGATGCATTGAATGTAGTCGCACCATACCCCAACAGATCATCAATAGCACAAACAACAACAGAAGATGCAAACGATATGGGGAGTCTAGGCAATTTCAGAGGTGATTAGGGTTGGATGAGGTAGTTTTAGGCACATTCCTTGACTACGTTGCCTGGCTCAGACGAGATGGATCTGTTGAGGAATTACAAGTACCTCAACAAATAGCGATGTTTGGACATTTGCAGGTGGATTATTCTAATCTTCATGTGGTAGCTGCATTACTGACTCAATGTGAATTGAATCGAGCAGAGCAGACTCCGTTGATACAGGTGGTGGAGTAATGTCGGATGGATCAGGATTTGATTGGTTCAAGAAGGTGGATACTAACACAGGACTAGCAGATGGGCAAGCACCACCTCCCAAGAAGGAGAAGCCACCTCCCAAGAAGAAGAACATCTGGGGCGAGGAAGTGGTAAAACCCGATTTTGATACCACAGGTATGTCTGCTCAAGAGATTGAAGAAAGGATGTATCCAGAGATCGTGGAAGATAAGACACCTCCACCCCCACTAGAGAAGGGAGCATCATTACCCTGGCAAACTAAAGATGAGCCAAAGGAAGAACCCATAGTGACTGACAATTGGCCTCAGAATGACCCTAGTGAAGAACCGCTACCAATAATGAAGCAAGCACCTCAAGCACCCCCTCAACCTTCTGCCGTTCCTAATAAGAAGGTGGCAGAGCCTGTCGCTCGTAGCAACAATCCCTATTGGGAGTTGGTTGATCACGAAAGAGCAGGTGGCGATGCATTCCTATCTGGTTTGGATAATTTCGTACTCTGTGGTATAGCAGGTCCTCCTGGATGCGGTAAGACAGGCATGGTTCTTGATTCGCTTACGGATGAAGAAATAGCCAATGGTGCAGAGATATGGCACATTGACTTTGACAGAGGTGGCAAGACCTCCAAACACGCTCATCATAGAGGAAAGACCAACATTTTGACATTCGATCCCTGGGTTTTCAAGAGAGAATCGGGAAATAGAGTGCCAACGGATTACGAAGCATCTTATCTCAAGACGATGGATCTATTGAGCCTAGCCATAGAGCAGATGCATAGTCAGACTGAGTATTACAGGCAACATGGAAAGATGCCCAAAAGATATCTCAAGACATTGTTGTTTGATGGTTCTGATAAGTGGGAAAGCATTTGCAGGACACTCATGAAGGTACAAGACCTCGGTTTAGGTGCTGACGGTATAGGAGCTGCGAAGAAGCGTGTGACGCATTTTAGTTGGCACGTTAGAAAGACTCGTTATACTTCTGCATCAGAGTGTTGGCAGGGTTTGATGACA